TCGACCTCTACCTGTCCGGCCAGACGATTCAGCAGGCGGCGACCGCTGTCGGCATGAAGGGCGAGACCCTCACCCGCGAACTCAGGCGCCGGGGCATCGAACTTCGCAGCCGTCGAGTCGCCGTCCCGCCAGAGGCGGTCGCCCGCTACGTCGCAGGCGAGTCCGCCCTTGCCCTCAGTCGCGAGTACGGCATCGAGCGCAACGTCCTGCGTCGAGCCATTGCCGAGGCTGGCCATGACCTCCGCGACAGCTCCGCCGCAAATCGTGCCAGCGCCGGCCGTGCCAGCCCGGACCAACGCCGGGCGAGGGTCGCCGCCGCGCATGAGGCTGTGCGTGGTCGAACGGCCACCGAAGCCGAGCGCCGCAAGCGAGCGGCCACCAAGGAGCGCCTCGGCCGTTTCGACTCCCCTGGCGAACAGGCCCTCGCCGAACATCTCCGTGACGCTGGGCTCGACCCGATCCCACAGAAGGCCATCGGCCCCTACAACATCGACCTCGCCGTCGGGTCCGTCGCCGTGGAAGTCCTTGGCGGCGAGTGGCACGCGTACAAGGCCCAGCACGGACAGCGCACGAAAGCGATCCTCGACGCGGGTTGGCACCTCGTGTTTGTCTGGGACACGGCCACCTACTCGATGGCCGCCGAGGCTGCGGACTACGTGATCGCCTTCACGCAGGAGTCCGGCCGGGACCCATCCATGCGATGTGAGTACCGGGTGATTCGTGGTGACGGTCACGAAATTGCCCGCGGCACTGCCGAGCGTAACACCCTCACCTTCGTACCGGCGGCGCGTAGCGGCCTGGATCGGTCCACGCTCGGCCGCCTCGCGGCCCTGAGCCGTTGGCACGGACACGAGCGTGCCGGGTAGCACACAGTCCGGATGGATCGGCATGAGGTCGTCGCGGTGGTAGCGCTGCGTCGACGCGACTACGCACAGCCCGCAGTTGCGGCCGGGCCCGAGCACGCGCCGGTAGCCGACGACGCGCGGCTCGGTGGCGATCCATGCCTGCGATGCGCGTGACTGGGCGAGCTGCACGTTCGTCGCGGCGGCCTGCGCCGCCCATCGGCGCGCCTGACGGATCGCCTTCGGCCACGAGTCGCCCCCGGCCCGGGCGGTGCGGGCGTGCACGAACGGCCGCGACCACAGCTCCGACGAGTCGACGGGTCGGGCGAACAGGTGGGGGTCGAGGCCCTTCGGTGCGCCGAAACCACCGGTCTGCAACGCCACCGCCTCTGCGAGGTAGCCGTCGGTCAGGGCCACCGCGGCGTAGCGGGCCGCCTCATCGATCTGGGCGGCGCGTGCGACGAAGTCGGCGACGAACCGGTCGGACATCCCGGCGACCCGGTCCCACTCGGACGCGACCGCGCCCGCCGCCACGCGCCGGATGCGGCGGGACTGCGCGATGTAGCCGTCCTCCAGACGCGACGGCATCTACGCCGGCTCCTCGGGCTCCTCGGGCTCCTCGTCGGCCTTGCCGGACCGGAGGAACCGCAGCAAGTCGTCGCCGGCCTGCTGGGCGTCCATCTTGCGGATCTGCTGCGGCGTCCACCCGAGCCGTTGCAGCGCGAACCACCGGGTGATCAGCCCCGCCTCGACCTGCTTGACGACCGCGTCGGTCAACTGCGACGGCGTCTGGTACTCGGGGTCCCGCCACACCGTCTCGGAGTCGGGCGGCACCACGACACCCTCGAGCCGCAGCGCGAGCCGCAGGGCGGTCTCCACGCCCTCGCCGAACGGCCCCTGCTTGCCCTTCGTTTTGGCGACCAGCCCGGTCTCTGCGGACCGCAGCGCGTCGCCGGACGGGCTTTGGCCCTGCTGGATCAGGTAGTGCCGGGGCGTGCGGGTGACGTACGCGATGTGGAGGACGTCCTGCTCGATCGCGTCGATGAAGGGCTTGAGCTGGAGCTGCGTGAACTGCCCGAACCCCGCATCGCTCGGGCCGGCCTCGTTCGTCCAAATGCGGTTCATCAGGTGGTCGAACCGCGCTACGCGAGACTTTGGCTCGTCCTCGTCGTCCTCGTCCTCCGGGTCGTCGGCGTCGACGCCGAGCGCCCATCGGTGCGGGAACGCGCCGTACTCCGAGGCGATCATCCGGTCCCAGATCGTCTTGTTGATCCGGTCCTGGGCGTGCATGACCTGCGCGATCTCAGACCGGCCGCGCATCCGCAGGTCGGGCCGGTTCACGAGCGGGACGAGCGGCACCTCGCCGAGCGGGTTCGGGAGCGGCCACGACTCCTGCCGACCACGAGCGTTGCGGATCACCCGCTTGCTCCAGGTCGGGGAGGTCTCGGAGCCCGTCTCGAATTTGTAGAGTCCGCCGGGCAGGTACAGCGTCGCGTGGGTCGTGCCCGTCCAGTCGTCCGTCCACGCCTTCAGTCCGGCCGCACGCTGACGCGGGTCGCCGGGGACGTGCTCGACGATCGCCTCGAGTGGGTCCTCGACCGCGATCCTGGGCTTCGCACCCGGGCTGTCCCGCCACACCGAAAGGTAGGACTGCTCCTTGACGAGCGCCTCGACGAACGCCACCCCGGACCACATGTCCATGTCCGACGCCTGCCACAGCTCCCAGGCGTGGCGCTCCAGCTCCGGGTCGTCCTCGGAGGACGGTGACAGGCCGATCACGCCGAGCCGGTCGGCGACCGCGTCGACGACCATCCCCATCATGTTCGACTGGCTGGCCTCCCACATCCGCATGAACTCCGCGCGCAGATCGCGGGGCACGCTCGGAAGGTCGGCCGGCAGGAGCTCGCCGTGGTAGTAGCGCTCGAACTTTCGGAGGCGCGACTGCCGCTCGATCAGCTGCGTGTACAGCCTCTCGACCCACCACTCGGGGGACTCGACCTTCGGCGAGTTCGGCATGTCACCTCCTGCCGCCGTACGAGCGCAGGCGCCGGGATCGGCGCTTGACCACGTGCGCGCCGCTCGCCACCCCGTCGTTGAACGCCTCGGTGGCGAGTGCGTCGGACACGACACCGTCGATCTTCAGCGCCGAGCGGGGCGTCTCCTTGCGGACGAGCACGAGCTCTTTCTTGCCGTCCGGGTCGTCGCGCTCGACGCGCGCCTTCTTGACGTTGCGGCGTGCGTTGGCGTAGTGGGCACGCACCCGCGGGTCGCCGTCGTGGGACAGCTTCGAGGCGGGCGCGTGGATGCCGTCGTGGAGCGCCTCGAGCGCTGCGGCCATCTGCCGGTCCCGGTAGGTCTCCCACTCGATCACCCGGTCGTCGCCGTGGCGGGCCTTCCACGCCGCGAGCCACTCGCGCCAGCCGGGCGGGTCGCCGTACAGCCGCCACACGTCCCACTGCCCGAACGCCCAGTCGACGGTCGCGTCGATGTCGGTGAACGGCGGCACCCAGTCCGAGTCGCCCGCGGCCTCCCAGCATCCGGCGGTGAACAGGTAGCCGTGCCAGTCGCCGGCCTCGAGCACCTTGCCGCGCAGCACCGTCGAGTCGGGGATGCGATTGTCGGCGGTGCCGGTCGACCCGTCGAACCCGAGCGTGATGCGCAACCCCTTCGGCGGCAACGGGCCCCGGGTGACCCCGTCGGAGTGTTCGACCGGCGCGGCGGCCTCATCGGCGAGGATCGAGCGGACGTCCCACCGCTTGACGTCGCACCAGTCGTCGGCGTGCGACTGGGGTCGGTTGCCGGCGTAACGCTCGGAGTCCTCGTACCGGCCGTCCATGATGCTCTCCGCTGTGCGCTCGAGGTCATGGAACGCCGCCGCGTCGCCCATCGCCTCGCCGAGCAGCGCCACGAGCTCGTCAAGGTCGCGCGCCTCGGCCAGCGGCTTGGCGGCCATCCGGTGGTCCACCACCACCCGCCCGGTGACCGTCACCGCCGTCCGGTCCGTCGGCGCGGCGGTGGCCCCGACGATCTGCTCCATGATCGAGCCCTGCCCAGGACGGAACATGGTCGACGTGAGATGCATCCACCCCTCGCCGCCACGCCGCTTGAACAGGTTGCGGTGCACGGTGCCGTACATGCGCTGCAGCTCGGGCAGGTACCACAGGTGCGGCTCGTCGGCGACGACGTGGGTCTCCTTGCCGCCGTCCTTCGCGGCGTTGCTCGCAGTCGACGGCCGCACCTCGCCGCCGCCGGGCAGGTAAGTCCGCGTCGAGGTCTGCCAGTCCCGCCCGGCGTCGATGCGGGGGTAGTCACGCGCCAGCACCGGCGAGCACGTCTCGGGGTGCAGGACGTAGGCCATCCCGAGGTAGGTGTGCCCGGACTGGCCCTCCTCGGTGGCGAGGCAGCGCACGAACGGGTAGCGGACCGGCCTCGCGACCGGCCGGCCAGCGGAGTCCCAGCCGTCGAAACGGACCTCGCCGAGCGCCTCGCACGCGCCGACCTGGCTCGCGAGGCCCGACTTCGACCAGCCTTTCGGCCGCGACAAAAGGTACTCGTCGACTGCGCGGCGGACCGGCAGGAACGCCCGGCACTTGGTGCACCGCCAGGGGGCCTCCTCGTCGGCGAGCGCCTGGGGCGGCGCGACCGCCCGGCAGTCCTCGCACCGTGGCCTGGCGCGCAGCCGGTACATGCGCAGCACGGCGCCGTAGCGCTCGTCGTCCATGACGACCGGCTGCCCCTGGACGTCGCCAGGCCCGTGGACGAGGTAGTGCTCGATCCAGTCGACGACCTGATGGCCGAGGGAGACGATCGCGGCCACCCGGCGCTCACTTCCCCAGGGCGGCGGCCTCCGCACGGCGACGTCGCTGCTCGGCCACCTCGTCGTCGACGTCGCTCTGCGGGGACTCGGCGGCCGGGTCGGCGATCTCCATCTGCATGCGCCGGCGCGAGCCCTCGGTGGTCAGCAGCTCGGTGGCGCCTGTCTGCCAGCGGGCGAACAGTGCCGCGTTGATCTTCGCGCCCCGCAGGGCGCGTGTCAGCGCCTCGGCGAGCACGCGGGCGGTCTGCCAGTCGGACGGCTGGTAGAAGCGCGCCTGCGCGGACGCGGCCAGCGACCGGTACCAGTCGCGCGCCAGCGGATGCCACTGCGCCTCTTCCGGGAGCCCCTCGTCGACCATGACGATGATCTCGGCGCGTGTCGCGCCGGCGGGGACGTCGTGACCGAGCCCGGCCGCGTACTCGCGCCACACCTGCGCCGAGGAGCCCTTGCCGGTGCGTGGCGGCTCTTCGGGCGCCGCTGGCCCGGGGGGCGCCGCCTGGACCCGGTCGATCCACGTCTTGTTCCGCCGCCGCCGCTGGTCCGACCGGTTGGGGATCGGGCCTCGCTCGCCCATCAGGCCACGCACATCGCGGCGGCGGCCGAGCACGAGCCGGCGAACCGCTGCACGTCGTCGCGCCACAGCCCGTGCCGCTCGACCACGGCGTTGAACTCCTCAAGGTCGTGCCCGCGGATCTTCAGCACGAGTTCGCCGTCCTCGTCCTCGTCGACGCCGAAGTGGCAGAGCTCGTGATCGACGAGCGCCGCCCGCTGCGCCGCGGTGGATTGCACCCACTCGTCGTAGGCGACCTCCATCAGGAGGAACGTGTAGTCCCGCTCCTCGGCCTCGACCAGGTTGCCGGCGGCCTCGCCGGCGGCGAGCGCCACCAAGAACGCGTTGAGGCCGGTGATCCGCCGGGCGCTGCCCAGCACAACCCGGCCGAGCCGACGCGCGGCCGGGTCCCGGAACACGTAGAGGATCGGCTGGCCGTCGAGGTCCGTGTGGTGGGCCTCGATCAGCCCGTCCGCGATCTCGGCGACGGCCGGGGCCGCGAAGTAGGTGGCCATTCAGTCGCTCTCCACTGGGATGGTGTCGATGCCGAGACGTCGGGCGGCGACGATGCGGTGGTGCCCGTCCCACACCCGGCCGTCGGGGCCCAGGCAGACGGGCTGGGTGATGCCGTGCTTGGCGACGTGGGCCTCCAGATGCCGCTGATAGCAGCCGGGGTTGCCGTCCGAGTGCGGGCAGTCGACGCCCGCCTCGACCGATGGGCACGGGACCGAGCGAAGGTGGTGATCCTCATCGTCCCAAGTCCACGGTTGGTCGCGCGAGCCAGGCGCGTAGAACGCCTCGAGCCACCACAGTGGGACCAGGATGGTGCGCATCCCGCCCCCCGGAAAGTCGAAACCTCGAAACTCGTACAGACCGCGAAGCCCT